GAAATACGGGTGAGAAATGACAGAAGAAAAATTAGACGAGCAACAAGTTCCTGTCTCCGAGGAACAAGAGGTTGACGCTTCTGAGGATCAAGATTCGCAGGTTCGTTCGGAACCTCAACGGACTGTTCCATTGGAAGCGCTAGAGGCTGAACGCCGAAAGCGTCAAGAATTAGAGGCACACAACCGTGCCTTACAGGAATTAATGACGAAATCCAAACCCCAAGAGAGGGTCGAGGATGAGTCGGATGATGATGAAGATGAGTTCATCACCAAGGCTGAGATGAAGGAGCGACTTAAGAAAGTCACTTTCACTCAGAAGCGAGAAGTTCTGGAAGAGGCATTTGTCGATTCCAAACCGGAAGCAGTGGAACTAATCAACACACATCTTGAAGGAATTATTAAACGAAAACCTTGGTTAGCACAAACGATAGAATCTGCTCCTAACCGGTATGCTAGAGCATACGAGATTGTACAGGATTACATGCCAAAAGAAGAAAAGTCCGCCCCTGCTAGTAAGTTTAGTCGACCACAAGCAGAGGCGAAGAAGATCGTCGAGAACGCCCAAAAACCGGGCAATCCAACAACGATCGCTAAGGCAGTCAATGGTAGCAATATAGACTACCTAAAGTCAATACAGGGGAAACCGGAGTTCAGAGATTATCGGAGGAAAATGCTAGCTGGGGGCTAAAAAAAGGAAGCCCTAAATGGCTAATGGAATGACAACAACCACGCAAGTGGATCCAGAAGTTCAGATCTACTTCGATAACGTGTTGCTTGACCGTCACCAGCCCTACTTCGTGTATGGCTATTTCAGTCAACAAAGACGTATCCCTCAAAAGAACTCTAAGCAAGCGATCTTTAGACGCTTTGAAAACTTAGCTGATGCCTTGACGCCGCTTTCAGAAGGGGTTACCCCGTCTCCAGAGCAGGTGAACAAGTTCGACGTAACCGCTGTCGTATCGCAATACGGTAAGGTTGTGGAACTTACGGACGATGTTATCATCACCGTACAGGACGAAACCGCTAATGAAGTCGCGGACATGTTGGCTCAAAACCAAGCGTCCAGTTACGACAAAATCGTCAGAAATATGCTTGTGGCTACTGCCAGCCAGATTTCTTGCCTAAACGGCCAGAATGGACAGGCGATAACGGAGATAACAGTTACCGACTTGGAACTAGCTGTCGACTACCTTTTAGGTAATAACGGTCGCAGGATGGCTCCAAACATCGAAGGACGCAACATGGAGGGGACAGCACCCGTCTGGCAAGCGTTTTGGATGGTAATTTCAACAGATCTTCGTACCAACATTAAACAACTAAGCAATTTCGTGCCTACTGCCGCATATCCAAGACAGCAATCTGTGCTTGAAGCGGAACTGGGGGCATGTGACGAAGTTCGCGTCGTTATGACAACTGAGGCCTATAAGACAACAGCATCGCCTGCGGTCTATTCGAACCTTATGTTTGCCGCTAACGGTTACGGAACAATCGCCATCGACGATCAGTCTATGGAGATGATCATTAAGCCTCTAGGAGCTGGTCAAGACCCTCTTAACCAACGAAGCACTATGGGATGGAAAGGCCGTCTTGGATGCACAATCCTCGATGACAGTTGGGTAATCAATTTACTTTCAACAAGACCATAAGGAGGAACTTAAATGAGCGTAACTAATTTCGACGATGCAAACATCGCCATCTTCAGACTTCAATCAGCCGGTGCTGCTTATAACCTTACAATCCCTTTCGAGGCAGATTGTATTGAATGGTGGAATAACACCAAGTATGCAACCAACGCCAATAACCTAAGTGGTATCTGGTTTCCAGATATGACTGATCCTATTGGTGGTGCGTTAATCGTAGCTAGAGGTACTACAGACCTTACTTCTACGCTTGAGACATCTAACGGTATTACAGAGCTACCAGATGGCTCTGGATTCGCCGCAACCAACGTGACGCCTACAGCGATCAACTTGACTACTTCTGTGGTTACAGTTGCCGCTAACACTTTCACAGAAGGTCAGTTCGTTCGTGGACTCAACTTCCGCGCAACACCTGTGGCAAGTGCAACAGGATGCTACGGCCTAAACAACCGAGTATTCCAAATCGGAGCAGTGACAAGCACTACATTCGAGTTGCTAGAGCCATACACAACTGTGAAAGCAGACCTGACAGCAGAAACCGCATTCGTCAACAACGGCGTTGCGAAGTTCAACCTGATCGGTCAATCGCTAGGAACTGTCAACCCTGCACCTGTTTACCGATACACATTGGGAACAGCGATCATGGGTGCTGATAACGACATCATCTTTATCAGAGCGATGAAGGCAAACCAAGTCACTAATCTCGGAGACGTAGCTTAGATGACTAACACCGAGCTTGGATTTGCAATTACTCAAATGATCCCTACCGCGATAGAGCAATCTGTCCCGGTCAGGGTCACCGTTGAGGGTCACACACTTCAAGCTCAACAAGTTGTTCGGGCGACGCGCTTCTATGCGTCGCCTGTTTCTGATGCTACAGGCATGGAGCAACTAAACAATAGAGCGTTTGTAGTCGGAAATATCACTACCGACACGTTTGATCTCTTTGATCAATACGGAGAGCCGATTGACGGAACCAACTTTACACCGTTCGTCAATAACGGTCTAGGCCAATTTAACCTAACTGGGCCTGATCTATTCACCCAGAACTTGAATGTCATGGAGACATAATGAAAAAAGAAAACAAAAAAGAAGAACCTGAAGTCATTGCGACAATGGAAGAAGGCTATAAGCCTGAAGATGAACTTCCAACAAAGCTAGAGCACTTCCCTATCTACAATAAGTGGGCTCGTAAAAACAAGCTTCCTGTGAAGTGTCCAACTGAAGATTTCTATCCAAAAATGAAGGTTCGATTCCAGCGATTCGAACAACCAACCAACGTTCTCAAATGCAGAGTCCGAAATAAGGACATCGACTGGGCAGGTCAACTGATCCCCGGATGTGTTTATGAACTATGTATGCCGGTAATTAAATGGCTTACAGGTTTGTCAGAACCAATCTACGCAGAAGTCAAGATTCAGAATGATGCTGGTGGAGGACGCTACGTTGAAAAAACAGAAACAAAACAAGTAGGTGAGCGCGCTCGATTTAGCTGCCAACCTATGAGCTTTGAGGGATAGATCATGGTTAAGTCAGCAAGAGACATCATCGACATCATGAGAAAAGCTACGGGTCGATTTGACTCGTCGGATCCTCAGTTCACTGATGAGATCATGCTTGGCTACGTCAATGACTATTACACACTTGAAATGGGTCAGGAATTGCGTTTGAAAGAGAAGCGCACTTGGTGGGAATTCACTTATGGGCCCGCTAATCCTGATCCACTTCCCGTAGATTTACAACAACCTTTCGGCACTCTTCCACAAGATCAAATCCAATTTACTACGATCGGCCCTTTCTGTACGGCCGACGGATTCGAAGTCTTTTGGTATGAGGATCCAGCTCAGTTCTATGCGATATGGCCTGAGACTCAAACCTATCAACCTCAGAGACCTACGTATGTATTGTATTACAATAATACTCTGACTTGGAGGGGCCCGCCGGATCGCGATTACTTTATGAAAATCAACGCCTATCAGGTGGAGATTCCAATGCTATTGGACGATCCAATCCAATCGGATTACCTGTGGCGTTATATCGCTTATGGCGCAGCTAGAGACCTTTTAAATGATTACGGTGAGATCGACAAATCCAACCTGATCGCTCCCGCTTTCAATGATTATCGAAGCAAGGTTTATGCGCGCACTTATCAACAACAAATGAATCAAAGATCAACCCCGAGGTTCTAATGACTTTCAGTATAATCGTCCCTAACGCAAACCAAAGTCCGGGGTTATTTCCAGCGCAGAACAATACAAACTTTCAGCGCATAAAAGACATAATCAATAACGACCACAACTTTACGGATTCAGCGGCAGCGGCGCAAGGTATCCATAAACAGGTCACATTAATCAACAGAGATACACCTGTAGGACTTCCGGCAGGTAATGGGATCCTCTATGCCAAAGCCGATTCAGGAGGAGCTTCACAACTTAACTGGTATAATGGCGCTGTTAATTACGTTTTAACTCCTGTGGCACCAGCTCCAACTAAGGTGACTGGATCTGTGGTGTTAGATAATAGCGGAGCTGGATCTGTCTCAGGAACCGTATTTACTCCTCCTCCAAACTCTCAGGGAACGATTTGCGTAAATTATATCAACCCATCCGGGAACTTCTATAGGTATTACTTCTTCTTAAGATCAGCCAGTACTGGAATTCAATTAAATCTTATTAGGGATAGCCCAAATAACGGAAAACCCGACGTCAATATTAGTGGCGCGAACATCCGAGTCGAAAACGGTACTGGTGGATCTGGAAGTAAAACGGTCGGTTATTGGATCTACTCGGAGTCGATCTAATGAACTATCAAGGCTACCTGATTGCTAACTTCGAAACCGGGCTAGATAGAGAGAGGCAACCTTGGTTGCTTCCTGATGACGCGCAATTTGAATTGCTCGACGGATTCGTCTATCGCGGTGTCTGGCAAAAGCGAGAAGGGTATAGCCAATACGCAACAGGTCAAAGAGGAGGATCCCCTTATTGTGAATCTAGGATGGTGCACACCGTTACCGTTTCTGCCAACGAAGCAGCTGATGGAGCGAGAACTTCCTTTACTTTCACTGTTTCAGGAACAACTAAGCCATTACGCCGTGGAGGCTTCAGGGCGATAGATCGCACAGCTCTTGGTGTACAGGCACAGATCATCCAAGATAACGGCCTAGGGGGGACGAAAACAGGCTCTAACGGCACAATCACAACAGTGTTGAATTACACAACTACTTTAGCAACTCCGCAAGGCGTCACGTTTACGGTCGCACCTGCTGCGGGACACACGATCACTTTAGCTTTAGATGTTCATCAAGGCTTCCCAGTGATGGGGGTCATGAACTTTTATACCCAGATCAACACTAAAGAATTAATTGTAGCCGACACAACCTATGTCAACAGATATAATGCCGTCACTAATCGACTGGACGATATCTCTCCAGCCGTTCTTCTCACTGGGGACAAAACTAATTTCATGTCATGGGTCAACTATCCTGACCCTCAAAATTTTCAGCGCCTTCTTTTTGTTAACTTTAAAGACCCTATTCAGCAATACGATGGCACTAGCATCACGGTTTATCCGGTTTACACGACAAGCAATCAAGTCACTGCTGCTGCTTTTGGGACAGGAAATGGAACGACGGGGCCATACACTTTCACCACACCAGCTTCCACTGGAATAGTGCCGGGTTCGATCACGATTACCGCAGCCGCTCAGGTTGTTACCGATAATCAATTTGGTCAATTACAGGGCGCTGGTTCAGGTACAGTAAATTATTTAACTGGAGCAATTTCGGTTACCTTCAATGCGGTAGTTCCGGGAGCTACTCCGATCACCATTACATATAAGCAATTAGCGGATCCGATCGAAACAGCCTTACATATCTATCAATTCAAAGATCGCTTGATTGTGGCTTACACGATTGAGGATGGAATTGAGTATGGATTAAGACTTAGGATCTCAGGAACAGGCGCTATGGGAGACGTCTTCACCAATGACGCTATTGGCGCCGGGGTGATCGACATCCCTGCATCTACCTTTATCTCTTCCGGAGACTTCAATAGAGACGACCTGTTACTTTTCCTTCAAAACGAAACATGGGTAGTTAAGTACACTCAAAACGATGTTGTTCCTTTCACCTTAGATAGAATTGACGGAAGCCGTGGATCCCAAGCTCCTTACGGATCCATAACCTATCTAAACAGAACAAACGCTCTAAGCCCATTAGGTTTGATCTTAACAGATGGATACTCCGTAGAAAGGGCTGACGATAAGCTCCCTGAGTTCTCATACAACGAAATAGATTCCGACAACTTCAATTTATGTTTTGCAGGATCCGTCGACAAAGATAGAGACCATTATTTGATTTACCCTACAATGGGTGAAGTAATGTCAGACAGGATATTGATAACTAACTATGAAGAAGATAATTATTCAATCTACAGAATACCACTTAGTTGCATGGGTAATTTCATTATTTCTTTTGATGTTACTTGGAATGATTTATTGATCTACAATACATGGGATGAGATGGCTACAGTTTATGGAAACTGGAGCTCATTCGCATTCTCTAAGGGAGCGCCTATCTCTATAGGAGGAGGTCATGAAGGTCAGATAGTTCAATTGAATGATATCGAAACGGAAGATTATCCAGTTCTGATTCGCAATATAACTATCATCGACTCTGAAACTCTTCAAGTGACCACAGACTTTCAAAACTTTGAGGTGGGTGATTTCATAGCATTAGAGGCTGTCAGCGGAATGACTGAAGTCAACAACAAACAAGCTGCAATTATCACCGTAATCTCACCCTACCAATTCAACTTAAGAATTGATACTACAGGATTTTCAACCTATACAACTAACGGTGTTGCTTCTAAATGTATTGTGTTTGAATGCAAAACTAAGAAGTTTAACCCATTTGCGAATGCAGATAAGAAAGTTAGTTGTGGTTGGGTTTACTTTTACGTTTCGACAGCCGGAACTGACCTTACTGTCAACAAAGCCATAATAGGAGCTAGCCAAACCGACCCTTGTGTGCTTAATGTCCCCGGACATGGTTATAAAACTGGTAACCAAGTATTCGTGAATGGGGTTCAGGGTATGGTTGAACTCAATGGATTGTACTATTATATCACCGTGATCGACTCTGACAATTTTTCTTTGGATGGGATTGATGCTACAGGATTCACGCTATATACTTCAGGGGGATTCACCTCCACACCTCAACAGGCGATCTTACAGGTAAGATGTATCAGCAACGATACTGAACAGTCTACTCAAGTTTTTCCTTTTAACCCAGCTCCATATCAAGTGAATTTAAGTAACATGGAGAGCGAGAACGGAATAAAAAAATGGTACAAGTTGTGGATTAATCAGACAGCTAGATTTATTCAGTTTCAAGTTATTAATAACCAGTCTGGTGCGATAGTTCAAATCCATGCAATCATGCCGGGATTTGCAGGCGTAGGGAGACTAGTCTAATGCCTACACAACCACCAAGATTCAACTGGGGAACCGAGATAAAGAATATTAACCCTACGTTGTATAATCAACTCAACGACTCTTTCAGTTCAACTGCGCGTGTGCTTAACACCAAGACAAGTAAGTACATCACCGATGTCAATCCTCCCGCAGACGATCCTGTTAACCTGAATTTTGAACAGGGCGACTTCTGGATCAATCAGTCTGCTGACAATGCTTGGATTTTGACCTCTAGGACAACAAATACCGCAGTAACTTGGAAGCAAATAACTTAAAGGATTTATTATGGGAAAATTAGATTTCGCAGGAGGAGCAGGAGGAGCAGCATCAGGAGCCGCAATCGGTAGTGCGTTTGGGCCTATCGGAACAGGCGTTGGTGCAGTAGCCGGAGGATTGCTAGGACTGTTTGGAAAAAAGAAGAAGAAGCCTAAAAAGCTTTCAACTTTAGATAAGACTCAACAAGGAATTTACAATAAATACGCTCAAGGCCTTCAAGGCCAAGGTGAATTCTCGGATCTATTCAATTTCGATCCAGAGAAACAGAGAGACGTGTTTTCGAAGATGTACGCCCAACCTGCCTATCAGCAGTTCCAAGAGGAAGTTGTTCCAGGTATTACTGGCCAGTTCAGAGGAGGTAACCTTCAGAATTCTTCCTACTTGGGGGGCGCTTTATCTAAAGCCGGGACTGACGTTCAGAGAAACTTAGATGCCCAGTTAGCAAATATGCTCTATCAGGGTCAGCAAAGCTCTGTTGATCGTCGCATTAATGGTATCAACAATATTCTTAATACGCAAACTTTTGCCTATCAGCAACCTCAAGCCTCCG